AGTACCAGCAGCAGCCCACATCACAGGAAGCGGCATTAGTAAAACGTGAGTGGTGGCAGATGTGGGGCGCAGAACGACCTCCACCGTGTGAGTTTGTGATCATGTCGCTGGATTCGGCGGCAGAGAAGCATAACCGTGCGGATTACACGGCACTGACTACGTGGGGTGTCTTTATGAATGAAGAGACTGACGCGTACAACCTCATGCTCTTAAATAGTATAAAGAGAAGGATGGAGTTTCCAGAACTTAAAGAGATGTGCATGGAAGAGTACGATGCTTGGGATCCCGATGCGTTTATCGTGGAGAAGAAGAGTTCTGGCGTAGCTATATACCAAGAGATGCGCCGTATGGGACTACCCGTATCGGAGTTTACTCCACACAGGGGTTCAGGTGATAAGTTAGCACGTTTGAATTCTGTAACAGATATTGTGGCTTCAGGGCTGTGCTGGGTTCCAGCTACGCGCTGGGCTGAAGAGCTTGTAGATGAAGTAGCGGGCTTCCCGTTCGCTAGTAACGATGACTTAGTTGACTCCATGGTAATGGCGCTAATGCGATTTAGACAAGGTGGGTTTATACGACTACCCACAGATGAACAAGACGAGATAAAACAATTTAAATCTTCGCGTAGGGGCGGATACTACTAATGAAAAGATATAACAAGGGCGGCGCAGTAGCTGGGGGCAAACGTATAGTTGGCGTTTCCGGCGATGGTAAAAACTACTTAACTAATTACGGTAGCGGGTCTATTCCCAAAGCGCAGGGTGACAAGCTAATCCGTGAAGGCAAATTAAAAAGGTAAAAATAATGGCAATTGAAAAAGGTTTATATCAGGCACCACGAGGCCTAGATGAGGGCATAGACCCTGATCTGGAAAGCGCTCTGGAGATCGAGATCGTCGACCCTAAAGAAGTCACGCTAAGCGATGGCAGTGTGGAAATATCACTCATGCCAGACGATGAGGAACTTGGAGACGTCGAGTTTGAAGACAACCTAGCTGAAGAGTTAGATGAGAACGAACTGACAGAACTAGCCAATGACTTACTAGCGTCAGTTGAGTCCGACGTACAAAGCCGAAAGGAGTGGGCGGATACTTACGTTGACGGTCTTGATGTATTGGGCTTTAAGTACGAAGAACGTACAGAGCCATGGGAAAACGCCTGTGGTGTGTACTCTACGGTACTTGCTGAAGCAGCTATTCGATTCCAAGCTGAGGCTATGGCCGAGACGTTTCCTGCCGCTGGCCCTGTAAAGACTAAGGTCATTGGTGCGGAAGACGAAGACAAGATGGAAGCCGCAGAACGTGTGCGAGCCGACATGAACTACGAACTTACCGAGAACATGGTTGAGTATCGTCCAGAGCACGAGCGCCTCTTATACTCTTTAGGTCTATCAGGCTCTGCTTTTAAGAAGGTTTACTATGAGCCGAATATGGGTCGCCCATGCGCTACTTATATACCAGCGGAAGAAGTAATCGTGCCTTACGGTGCGTCTACTATAGAGACTGCTGAGCGTGTTACTCATGTTATGCGTAAAACCAAGAATGAGCTGAAGAAACTACAATCAATGGGGTTTTACTCAGATGTTAATTTGGGCGAGCCAGAAGCGTTCCATACAGACATTGAAGAACGTAAGGCAGAAGAAGGTGGTTACTCGATAAGCGATGACGACCGCTTCACGCTGTACGAAGTACACGTTGACTTGTTTATAGAAGCATTAGATGACGATGAAGACGAGATCGCTAAGCCATACGTTGTCACCATCGAGCGTGGTACAGGCGAAGTATTAGCCATCCGACGCAACTGGGACGAAGACGACGACTTACATATGAAGCGTCAGCACTTTGTACATTACACATACGTTCCGGGCTTTGGTTTCTACGGTATGGGTCTAATCCATATCATTGGTGGTTACGCACGCGCAGGTACGTCACTTATCCGTCAATTGGTTGACGCTGGTACATTATCTAACCTACCGGGCGGTTTAAAGGCTCGCGGGTTACGCATCAAAGGCGATGATACGCCGATTGAGCCGGGTGAGTGGAAGGATGTCGATGTACCGTCAGGTGCGATCCGCGACAACATCATGCCGCTACCGTATAAGGAACCTAGCCAGACACTGCTAGCGTTACTTAACCAGATTACAACTGAAGGCCGTCGCCTAGGCGCTATTAGCGATATGGACATCTCAGATATGTCCGCTAACGCTCCAGTTGGCACGACTCTTGCGATACTAGAACGTACGCTCAAGCCTATGGCCGCTGTACAGGCCCGTGTTCACTACTCTATGAAGCAGGAGTTTAAGCTACTCAAGTCTCTCATGGCCGAGTATGCCCCCGCAAAGTATATGTACCAACCCCATCGTGGTGAGCTAAATGCAAAACGCTCGGACTACGAGATGACTGAGGTTATACCTGTAAGTGATCCTAACAACACAACCATGGCACAACGTGTTATCCAGTACCAGACTGTGTTACAGATGGCTGCACAAGCCCCGCAGATATACGACTTACCTCAGTTACACCGTCAGATGATCGACGTTTTAGGTGTAAAGAACGCCGAGAAACTTGTACCTACGGATGATGATATTAGACCTACAGACCCAATCAGTGAAAACATGGGCTTCTTAAACGGTAACCCGACTAAGGCGTTTATCTATCAGGATCACCAAGCTCACATTGACTGTCACAAGGCGTTTATCGACGACCCGATGATTGCCCAGATGATTGGTCAGAATCCAGAAGCCAAGAAAATTACGGCGTCCGTACAGGCTCACATTGCCGAGCATTTAGCGTTCCTATATAGACAGCAGATGGAAGAGAAGCTGGGTGTACAGCTACCTATACCAAACGCCGAGCTTACAGAAGACCTAGAGGTCAACTTAGCTCGTATGGCAGCAGAAGGTGGCAAGCAGTTAAACGCGCAGCATAAACAGAATGCCGCCCAAGAGCAGGCCAAGAAACAGTCTGAAGACCCTGTGTTTAAGCTACAGCAGCAAGAAGTACAGGCTAAAGTCCAAGAAGTCCAACGTAAAACTCAGAAAGACCAGTTGGATATGCAGGCCAAACAAGCTGAAGCGCAGCGTAAGTCTATGAAAGATCGAACTGACGTCCAACTAGCGGAAACAAAAATGAGGCTAGAAGGCCAACTAGCCCATAAAAAACTACAGTTAGAAGAAGCTGAGCTAGCTTTAGACGAGCGAAAAGCAGGGGCAAGCCAAGCCGCACAGCGTAGAAAAGATAGTACACAGCTAGACCTTGACTTATTTAAGGCAACACAGCCAAACAAACCAAAAGGTAACAAGTAATGGCTAAAACAGTATTTGACGTACTGCGCGACAAAATCAATGAGGATAAAGCCTCTTTGCAAGTATTTCTCAGTGGAGGCGGAGCTAAAGACTTCGCTGAATACCGAGAACTAACAGGAAAAATCCGAGGATACGACTCCTGTCTAAACCATGTCGAAGACCTCGCCAAAAACTATCTGGAAGAAGATGATGACTGATTCAATCCTCGCTGTGCCTCCGCACATACGGAAAGAACAGGAAGAAGCGCTTTTCGAGGCGCAACTCCCTAAACCTGTGGGCTATCGTGTATTAGTAGCCTTACCTGAAGTAGAAACAGAGTACGAAGGTGGTCTTATTAAGACCGATTCCGTGCTTAAACGTGAGTACATCATGTCCATTATGGGCATTGTGATAGATATGGGTGAACAAGCCTATACCGACAAAGACCGATTTAGTGGTGAACCATGGTGCAAAGTCGGGGACTACGTAATGTTTCGTATGAACACCGGAACGCGCTTTACTGTATCTGGTAAAGAGTACCGCTTAATGAACGATGATTCCATTGAGGCCGTTATTGGCGACCCTCGTGGCATCACGCACGCGTAAGGAGAAAGTCATGCCATTTGAAGAAGTGAAGTTTGAGTTTCCTCATGAAGCCGAGGAAAAAGAAGTCGAGGTCGAAGAGTCAGGCTCGGTAGAGATTGACATCAGCGGCAAGAAAACTAAAGAAGACTACGAAAACGACCAAGAGCCAGAAGTTGAGGACGAGGACGCTGTAGACATTGAAGTTGTTGACGATACACCTGAAGAAGACCAAGGCCGCGAAGCCTCGGAAGCCCCTGAAGATGTAACTGAACAAGAACTTGAAGGTTATTCCTCTAAAGTCAAAAAACGTATAAATAAGATACAGAAAGGCTATCACGACGAGCGCCGAGCTAAGGAATCAGCGGAACGCGAACGTCAAGAAGCTATTGAGTTTGCTCAAAAAGTAGCCGAAGAGAATAAAACTCTAAAAGGTGACGTTAATAAGAACCGTGAGGCATTGTTAGAGCAAGCTAAACGGAACTCAGCCATTGAAGTCCTAACTGCTAAGAAGCGTTATAAAGACGCGTACGACAGTGGGGACGGCGAAAAGGTAATGGAAGCACAGGAAAGTCTAACAACCGCTCGGATAAAAGCTGAAAAGTTGAAAGATTTTAAACATACCCCTTTACAAGGGGCAGATGCTAGTGTAACAATACCCAACAACAGCTCGTCACAACAAGTTGATACGAAAGCACAAAACTGGGCTTCAAAAAACGAGTGGTTTGGTAAAGACCACGAAATGACCCAACTTGCGTACGGACTGCACCAGAAACTTGTGGATGATGGTGTAGACCCAACGAGCGATGACTATTACGAGAAAATTGATTCTCGCGTAAGACAACTCTTCCCCGATAATTTCGAGGATGCACCGAAAAAGAAACGAGCTAATGTGGTTGCCCCCGCTACGCGGAGCACGGCCCCTAAAAAGGTCACTTTAACGCAAACACAAGTACGGCTTGCCAAACGTTTGGGACTGACTAATGAGCAGTACGCCAAACAACTAGTAATGATGAGGAATGTGTAACATGGCTGATAATAGAATCAAACGCGACCAAGAAACCCGTGAGAAAACTGCGGCACCTAAACAATGGGAAGCCCCAAGTTTACTACCTGACCCAACCCCAGAACCGGGGTATGCGTTCAAATGGGTTCGTATTAGTACGTTAGGCGCTACCGATGCCGGTAACATTAACTCAAAATTGCGCGAAGGTTGGACACCCGTACGTGCAGAAGACCATCCCGAGATTACTATGGTTGTTACTGAGAGCGATAAGTTCAAAGATAACATCGTAATTGGCGGTCTAATGCTATGTAAGATGCCTGATGAGATGCTACAACAGCGTAGAGAATACTACGCCGAGCAGACTAAGAATCAGATGGCAGCAGTGGATAACAACTTGATGCGTGAAAACGATCCGAGAATGCCTATCTTTAACGATAGGAAAACGAATGTCTCATTTGGCCAAGGCTAAATAGACTAAACTTAATTTTTTTAGAGGAATTCTAAAATGGCTACTACAGCAGGTGCATACGGGCTAAAACCCGTAAAGTTGTTGACTGGCGCTCCATATAATGGCGCTACTCGACACTATCCAATCGCCTCCGAATACAACACTAATATCTTTAACGGTTCTATCGTTGAGATTGTTGAGGGCGGCGGTGTTCAATTAATGTTAGACAAAGGTACAGCGGCTGACCAATTCAGCATCCACACTATTGGTGTGTTTGTAGGTTGCACGTACACTGACCCTAACAGCCAACAGGTAGTATTTTCTCAATACTGGCCTGCAAACACGGTTGCTACCGACGCACAAGCGTACGTTGTTGATGACCCAAATGTACTATTTAAAGCGCAAGCAGACGGTGCTCTTGCATTAGCAGATCGTGGACTTAACCTTCACTTAGTTAATGTACAGGCAACTGGTACTGGTTCTACTACTACAGGTAATTCTAATGTAGCACTAGACGCGTCTGAAAAAGCTGTTACAGCTACGTTCCCATTCCGTATTGTAGACTTTACTGAAGACGCGCTTAACACGGCGGGTGATACTTATACTGAAGTATTGGTTAAGATTAACCCAGCTTACCATTCATTCACTAACACGGGAGCCGGTATCTAATGGCTATTTCACGCGCTCAACTCCTCAAGGAGTTATTACCCGGCCTTAACGCTTTATTTGGTTTAGAATACGCCAAGTACGGTGAAGAGCATAAAGAAATCTTTGAATCAGAGACTTCTGACCGCTCGTTTGAGGAAGAAACTAAACTAGCAGGCTTCGGTTCTGCACCAACTAAGAATGAAGGCGACGCTATCACTTATGATACGGCGCAAGAAGCATTCACTGCACGCTACACGCACGAAACTGTTGCTATGGGTTTCTCAATCACTGAAGAAGCGATTGAAGATAACTTGTACGATTCTTTATCGGGTCGTTACACTAAAGCATTAGCTCGCGCTATGGCGTACACCAAGCAGGTTAAAGCTGCTAACATCCTGAACACTGCGTTTAGCCAAACTTATGGCGATGGCGAGTCTTTAATAGGCACGGCTCATCCATTAGTATCTGGTGGCACTAACTCAAACAGTGGTGGTAACGTTGATCTTAACGAAACTTCACTTGAGAATGCAGTTATCCAGATCGGTAAGTGGACTGACGAACGTGGTTTAAAAATCGCTGCACGTCCTAAGAAACTCATCATCCCATCTGACTTGCAATTCGTTGCAACTCGTTTGTTGGAGACTGAGGGTCGAGTGGGCACTGCTGATAACGACATCAATGCTATCGCTAGCAATGGCGTGGTTCCCGGTGGATACGCGGTTAACCATTACCTAACTGATACAGGTAACTGGTTTCTAACTACTGACATTCCAAATGGCTTAAAGCACTTTACTCGTTCAAAAATGTCTACGTCTATGGACGCGGATTTTGACACTGGTAACAGTCGTTATAAAGCTCGTGAACGTTACTCGTTTGGTGTTTCTGACCCACTAGCTATGTTTGGCTGTGGTTCTTAATCGACCAAGTAAAGTAAGACTGAGAGGGAGCCTTGCGCTCCCTTTCTTTTTATTATAAGATCGAAGTTCTAATCCCTGACTACCCGCAATATCGTAGGTAGACATTAGCCACGACAGGAGATTCTCATGGCGAATACAACTTTTAACGGCCCAGTCCGCTCGGAAAATGGGTTTACTAGCATTTCTAAAGATAGCGATGGCGTTATCACTATCCGACCACAAAAACCTTCTTTAGCAGGGCAAACAGTTACTGCTAAAGCTACTTCTGGTACTGTAACTTATGTAGCTGGCCTTAATGTAAACCCATTTACTGGGGCGGCGGCGCAGGTTACTACGCTTCCAGCGGCTACTCTAGGTACTATTTGTGTACACGTGCAGAGTGTAGACACTACCGGCGGTACTAACACTTTACGTTTTGATTGCGCTGGCACTGATACATTTGAATCAGGGCAAGTAATTGAAAGCCGAGCAACTAACGCAGTGACTTTCGATACTTCTGTTGCCACAGACACTAAAATTACGTTCACCCCAGCTAGTGCTGCTACTAACCTGCTAAGTATTGGTTCTTACATCTATTTTGTCTGCTATGCAGAAGGCAAATGGACTGTAACTATGGACTTACAACACTTAGGTACAGGTAAAACTGGCACAATGGCGTTTAGCTAATAACTCGGGAGTATAGATTATGGCTATTACAGTCACTGAACAAGTGCTAGCCAATACCGACCGTAAGTTAGTTATTAAGCGTGGTGTAACTATAGGCGGCACAGAAAACGAATCCGCCGCTACAGTGTTGGATGTAAGTGCTACTGCGTACAACAGTTCTGGTGGTAAAACCATGACTGGCGTTGCTATTGAGCGCATTATCTTACAATCAATTAATATAGCCTCCGATAACCTAACTGTTTTCTTACTATGGGATGCCGATACAGATGTGCGGATCATTACTAGTAACGAAGTAGGTGCGGGTGTGTTAGACGTCGATGTAGGCTCAGAGTGGGGTGGTCTTACCGCACAGGGCACTAACCCTACTGGTGACATATTTGTTACTACAGCCAACGGTACGGCGGGCGAAGGTTACGACCTTATATTAGTGATGCGGAAGATATTCTAATGCGCGCTTACTACAAAAAAGGCGGTAAGGTCAAAGGCTCTATGAAGGGCCACACCATAGGCGGCGGGCAGAAACGCCCTACCAAATCTGGTGCTGGCATGACCGCCAAAGGTGTAGCTAAGTATCGTAAAGATAACCCCGGTAGTAAGTTAAAGACAGCAGTAACTGAAGACAAACCAACTGGCAAGCGCGCATCACGTCGAAAGTCGTACTGTGCGCGTTCTGCTGGACAAATGAAACAGTTTCCGAAGGCAGCGAAAGACCCCAATTCAAGGCTTCGCCAAGCGCGCAAACGTTGGAAATGTTAGGAGATTAACATGCCAATAACCGCTAAAGACCGTGCTAGGGCGAAAAAAGTAAACGTAGCCAACGCAAACGCTAGCTTAAATAACGAAGACCCTAAACGCAAAGAAACTAAACGCAAACAAGATTTAGACATGAGCACCGACCCTAAGACA